TTTGCGCAACTGATTTGCTATCAATGGCACTGATGTTATATGTGTTGTAAGTGTTGTGCGTTGTTTGGCCACCCATGCCGCCATTTGGAATTACAGTTCCTGCAGTCTTTGGAACAAACAATTCAGGCCCACGTTCACCTACGATACTTGGTTTGTTAACAGGAGGATTGCCACCATTAGCAAAGCCCAATAAACTCTTACCAAAGTCCCACGCTGTACTTAATGCTGAACTTATGAAACTGCCACTACCGCCTCCTCCTCCGCCGCCACCTGCTGTTTTACCAATACCACCCATTGCTGCTGCAACTGAACCAATTGCGTTTTTCAATTCTGCTTTTAACAAATCTTTAATTAAACTGTCAATCAAACTTGAAAAACTTATCTTGCCGTTATCAACTAATTGGTTAATGGCTGAATCAACAAAATTAGTAAATGCACTAAACTGTTCACTTGCCATTCTGGCTGCATTAGTTGCATTGGATACGTATTCGTTAAAGGCTTTGTTCCAACCAGTTGAAAACTCACGTGAGTACTTGTATTGTTCTTCACGGTTCTTTTTAATCAATTCAATCTGTTGATTGTAGCCAGCGTTTACTCTATCAGTTAACACAGTTTGTGCATCAGCAGTTAATAATGTATTTTCTCTGATTTCTTTTAGTGCAGCAATTTGCTTTTCTTCAATGTCAAGTATTTGATTCATGGTTTCAATTTGGTAATCATTCATACCACGCATTGATTTTTCCATGTCATATCTATAAGCAACCTTTTTGTTTGCTTCTTCAATTGGCTTAACTAAAGATTTATAACTTTCAGTAAGTGCTTCACCTTGTTTGGTTGCACGTTCTTCCATTTGATTTACTTCTTCAAGTCTAGCCGCAAACTGATCAAGTACCATTACACGTGATTGATAACCGTCTGTTGCTACCTTAACTCTTTCAATATCGGCTGCAAGTGATTCTTTAATCTTTTTAATTTCACTGTCATACGCAGCAATGATCTTTGGACTTGCATCAGTGTTTGCATTTAAATAAGCAATTTTGGCTTGAGTTAACTTTTCAACTTCTGCTTTGTTTCTGGCAGTAACGTCAAGTTCAGCACGTTTTAATGCTATAGCGTAATCACTCTTACCAAGCAAATCTGTTTCTGCTTTTAATGAAGAAATGATTGCAGTATTTTGCGTTTGATATGCTTTACCAAGTTCGGCAATTGCTTTAACTTGCTTTAGTGTGGCATCGGTAACTTCACGTTGTGCAGCATTTTGTTTTTTAATTTCTTCACTACGCTTTGCATGCGTTGTGTTTTTCATTGCCTCTTGCAAACGCTTGTCGGCTTCTGCCGCTTGAGAACTTATACCAACTAAATTTTTAAGTTCTTGCCAATATGATTTGACTGCAAGACCTGCTGCGGTAAATATACCAACTAAGGGATAAAGCATTGCACCAATATAATTTAAGCCTGCAGCAAGGGATGGGAATAAACTTGATAATCTTGAGAATTGAACACCAAGCCAAGCAACCATTGAGGCTAATGCAGAAGAACCTTTACCCGCTGCCATTAAACGTGCAGTAAGATTTAAGAAAAATGCGCTTACTGCCTCTGCTGCGGCACCTGCGGTTAACAGCCCGCTTCCAATCATTGCAATAACTCTTCCAAACAAAAACAAACTTGCAATAGTGCCAACAAGAATAAGAATAACCTTAATTACATTTTTTATTGTATCAATGCTAGTATTCAAGCCAGAAACAAATTCAGTGATTGGTGCAAGGGCTGCTAATAACCCAATCTTTAAATCACCAATGGCTTTTTCTAGTTGATCTTGTGTTTTTGCTGCTGCAGCAATTGAAGCAGCATATTTGGCACTTTCTGCACTTGCTTGTGTAAAGCCGGCACTTACACCTCTAACATCAATGCCACGGAAACTTTTACCTAACAAATCAACGGTTAAGCCCAAACGTTTACTGTTACTTTCAACTTTGCTTAAGCCATCAATTGTTTTCTTAAGCAAATCTTCTTCACTTAATGTGGCAAGGTCTTCTAATGAAATACCAATATCAGCAAAAGACTTTTGTGCCTTTTGACTACCTTCAGCAGCATCATTAATTGTTTGTACAAATTTTAACAATCCTTGTTGTGCTTTTTCAGTACTACCACCATTGGCTTGTACTGCTTTACCAAATCCAAGAATAGTACCAGTTGCAATTCCACTGGCATTTGAAATATCTTGGATAGCATCGGCATATTGTAATGCGCTTGTTAAGAATGCACCAAAGCCAATACCAGCAATTGCGCTCTTGAGTCCACCAAAACTTGAACTTACTTTTGCAATGCGATCTTGTAATGTTGTTAAATTTCGTTGTGCTTGTGATGTTTCAACACCAACTGTATAGGTTAAATCAGCCATTTTATTTCCCAGTTATAATTTGTTTGCTGCGTTTTGCGATGAAATCTTCTGTGGGCTTTGCCATACCTTTTGGTGCTTGTTTACTTAAACCTTCATCTAAGCGTTGAGCATAAGGATAAGCGGCTTTGATTTCCTCTTTTGCCTTATTGAAAGTTGTTTTCCTACGAGCATTTCCACTTTTAACGGGAGTAGTATCTTTAAAAAATTTGAATGCTTCTTCTGGCAACTTGTCTAACTTCTTTTGTATCTTGTCAATACTTGAAGTTATGTTATCCTTAATCTTTAATTCAAATTTTAAAGTCATATTATTCCCTTACTTTTTTTATCATCTCTGTCAATTCGTCAGTAGAATATTGCTCTGCTACTTGACCATTTGCTTTTTTCTCGTGATAATTGTAAAAACTTCTTGCAGCATCAAGGATATAAAGATCAAACGTTGTTGCTTGTTCTAACACTTGACTTGGTAGCATTTTGTATCTTTCTGCTATTGAGTCAATTGTTAGAATTAAGCCTATCTCTGTTCCATTAATATCAATTTTGCCGCTTGTTACTTTCCCAGCATTTCAGTTACTTTAGTAATCGCTCTCATCAAAATGTTAGTTGGAAGCATTACGTCATTAGTAAGAATTGGATTGCCTTTTTCGTCAAGTATCAATGTTTTTACGATCTCAATAATGTTACCTGTATTCTCTTGTGTTGCACTAGCCAATCGCATAAAGATATCCATAGGCTGACGATCCCATGTATAAAATTCAATGGCTTCTTTGTATTCTTTGAGTGTTTCTTCGTCGTCAAGTTTGACTAGAATTAATTGCGGTTTTGCGGTTAGTTGTGATAAATTCATTTGTTTTTCCTTAGGTTAATTTGTTAATTTTTACTGCTATTACTACTTATCTTTTTTTATGGGTTGAATATTTGTTGAAAGACTACATATTGCTCATAAGTCATAAGCATTTCAAAAGTAAATGGTGGCTGATCACATTGTAATCTAGTAATCAAAATCCTATAATTAATCTCTCCCAAATCACTACTTATGGTAACATCAACTTGATAACTAGTTCTTTTGTTTGATGGTGCCGGTAATGGTAAAGGTAGAGTAATTGCCATGATCTTATTTTGTTTTGTCTTCTTTTAACTGGTTAAGCAAAGCAATACGAAAACTGTTTTTTGCTTTTAATTGCTTGATTGTATTTAGCATTTCGTCAAGCATTGGTGCCTGCTTTACTTCGTCTGCTAACAATGCATCCAATTTTTGTTCGTTTGTTTTGATCCAAACGGTATCTTGTTTCTTTTCTCCATTCATTCATTTGCCTCTAGAATAAAAAATAGGGATGTGTTTAGCATCCCTATTGTTCAGTATAACGTTAAATTATACTTGATCTACAATAAGTCCACCGTCAACAGCGATTGTTAATGGTGAGACCCAAACAGGTGCATCTGGGCTTACTGTTGGTGCTAGACTTGTCAAGAAGCCAGTACCTTGATAGTAATAAGCATTTGCGCCTGTACCATTTAGATATACTCTAAAGTCAACGTTAAACTTGTTGATTGAAAGTGATGCAACTCCAAATGATGCAGCACTGTTTGCAGTTGCGCCTGAATCACCAAAGTATGCTTCATTGTCAATAACAACGTTTGTTGAAATTTCGTTATCTGCAGGTGTGCTTAGTTTACGTGTATCAATATCACTAAAAGTGGTATAAGA